TAAAGCATCTAATGACTCTAGGGTAGTAAAACCACAAACATCAGCAGGCACGATTAAGCAAATGTAACAGTTAATGAACCACTAGCGACCTTAAAGACATCTCCTGTGGTAATGTCCTTGCTTGTATCGAGTGGCGAATGTAGTAACATATTGCCTGCTGTAGTTGCATCCCATATAGCAATGTGAGTAACACTGCCCCAGTCTGAAGTGCATTGTGGGAATTGAACATCAGAAGAATTAGTGCCTGAACCATTGGTAGGTGCACCCATTGTTACTGCTGTTCTAGCATATGAACCACCAGATACTTCTGTGCCTGTTCCTGCATCGGTTGGATCAGCAGTATGAAGTGACATATAAATATTTGTTGGTGAAGTGTAAGATGCGTTTCTTAACACATGGTCATACAGTTCGTTTTCTAAAAAATTCGACATTTCTGCCATAATATTGCTCCTTATCGAGTTGTTACGTTTAGTGAAGTGTTAGGGTATGTTGCACCCTTGTCATTAATCCTAATGTTTACAATTGCTCTATCATACATATTTGCCCATGTTGCGACTCGTTCATCGTTCATGAGATATGGTTCTGCTTCTGCTAGAGTTGCATATAACAGCGCATCAGGAAAATTTGCCAATAACACATTACTTGCATTAGATGATGAAATAAAAGTTGGTTTAGCATAATATAAAATTTGCACTGTTTGTGACCCATCAGGAGTTGGTGCAAACTGAAACTCTTGACCTAACATTGTATAAAATCTAGGAGTTCCTGATGTGTGAGTTTGCTCGTTTCTATAAAATTGATCTGGTGTCTGATATTCTAATGTATAGTTCGGTGTTCCATTGATATGAATATCTTTAATTTCTAACATATCACTTGGAAATGCGATTGTGTTGTCACCTGCGGTTGTAGTCGCAGTTGCTGACTTTATCATTTCTTGCACACGCAAATCTCGTGTCATTCGATGCTGACCAAGTTCTACAAAGTCAGGTATTACTGATGACAAATCATCTCTTCCAAGATAATTAGTTACAGTCGCTACGAATGTAGTGTAATTAGTAAATGCCATTTATTGTCCTTATTTGTGTTTTACAAATACAAGATAACCATTGTCCATAGCAACTTCTCTTACTATGTCAAATCGCTCTTTAATCTTTGGTTGCCACCATGTAAATGGTTGCTGTATTAGATGTGCATTTCTGCCATCTGGAAGTGTCTTTACTGCCGGTCCTGTATGTATAGTAAACAAACCATATTTTATTGTGACTCTTTGTAAGTCGTCTAATACATTATCAAGTAATTCAGGTTCAATATGTTCTAATACATCTATGCAGGTTACAAATTCTGTTGGTTCAGGTTCTGCATCGTAATCAGGGTTACTAGGTTCGTATGCAGAGTAGTTTACTTTTTCTTTAATGCTATCTCTAAGTCTTAACTTACCTGCTCCATAATCTAATAAATCTTTAATGTTAAAGTTTTTAATAATATCATCAACAATAGGTGCAAAATAAGTAGATGCGATCCCATAATTAGGGTTCTCATGCAGTTTTGCCTGCATCTCTCTATATTCGTCAGATATTAATTGATTCAATTACTTCTCTCCAGGACTTATCGTCTTGGTATTTAAGACTCATGCTTCTATAAAAAGGCATACTTGGATGAGCATATCTCCATTGATGCCATTTAGGAACTAAACATATTGTTTTAACTCCTAATGCAGATGCGCAATGTAATGCTGTAGTATTAACTCCAACCACTGCATCAAGTTCTGCAATTAACCCTGCGGTATCGTCATAGTCATTAGACATTGTTGCAAAGTCAAAGTATTTAACACCATCTAATCTTTTTTCAGGATTATAGTCTAATGATATAAATACATAATCTTTATCTAGTAAAGGTTGTAAATCTTCTTGTGTTAATTCACGACCCTTTTTGTTGGTCATTTTAAGACCACCATGTGTTGTTATACCTATTACTTTCTTACCCCATGAATCAAACAATGCTCTCCACATCATTCGTCTATCATGGTCTGCCTTCAGATAAGGTTCTCTATTAAACTCTTTAGAGTCTAACCAAAAGAATTCAGGTAATCCCCCTATCGGGCAACGATGGTCAATAGTCGCATCTGAAATCCAAGAAGGATGGTCGTCTCTTCTTGTTCCGTAGACTTCTGCACTAGGGAAACTACGTCTAAACAGACCCTCTAACCTAGAGTCACAATCTATATATACTTTTTTGCTTATATCTATTGCCTTGTTAATACAGTTTGCATAGAAGATTTCATCTCCTAATCCTTGCTCACCATATATAACAATGTTCTTGTCTTTTTGACCTTCCCATCTTGTTTCGTCACCATAGAACCATTCTTTTCTGAACTTTCCACCTAGTGACTTACCCCATTGTTTCCAACCTTGTTCCCACTCACCTTGTGCCAGGTAACAGTGCGCTAAATTTAACTGTGCGTTTAAATCATTAGGATCACACTCTAATGCAAGTTTGCAAGTTTCTTCTGCGTTCTTCCATTCTGACATCTGAACAAGTGTAGCAGATGCGTTACTGTATGCCTGAGCATAATTGTTATCTAATTCAGCAGACTTTAGAAAGTATTTTAGTGCATCTTCCGGCATATCCATTTCATGACACGCTCTGCCCAACGATGTCCATAATGCCTTGTTGCCTGGACTCTCTTGTAATGCACGTCTAAACATTTGATATGCTAATGCGGGTTTATCACCCATCAACCAAATGTAACCTAGAAAGTTTAATGTAGGAGCATCTTCTGGATGCTGTTCTAATACTGCGTATATTAAAGGCATTGCAGTTTCATAATCTTCTTTGTTTACGAGATCATGAATTGCTAATTGAACCTTTTGTAATTCTTCTTTATCCATGTTTCTTTGTAGTTGTTTTTAGAAACGGATAGTTTTCGTTAATCTCTTTCATTAACTCTTTTGTTTGATCTTTATTATAGATGTCTATGCCTTTTGCTTTTAATTGCATTTCTACAATTGGCGGGATACTTGCATAGTGAACCCAAGATTCTTTTACACCCTTACTCCATATTTCAGGATTGTTTCTTGCTACTTTTAACTTTTCAATTAAAGCAGTTGGATCTTGCACGCTATGAATCATATGCTCATCTTTAGATGGGTCATAGTCATAATATTGTGTGATTCCTGTTAAAGGATCTTTGTCGAAAAATATTGCCATATATAAAAATAAAGGGGTAGTTATCCCACCCCTCTATTATAAACTAATGTTGATTAAGCACCAACACCTTGAACTTTAGCATGAGCATCAGGGTTATTAACCACTAATGTGTATTCTGCTGTCATCAAGTATTTAGATGAATCACCTGTTTTAGCAAGTTCTTCTTTTGTGATCGGTCTTAATGTAGCAACGCTAACATATTGTGGATCAAGACAAAGAACTGCTTCATCACGCATGAATCTGTCTAATTTAACAGTATGATTCCCAAAATCGCTGACATATACATCTGCGCTCGCAGTAATGATTGCTTCGCTTGTTCCGTTTACCATATGACGTTTCTCTGCAATACCTGCAAATGCTGAGAAAAGTTTTTTGTTTTTAGATGACATGAGGATAGTTGTTGGTTCACCACCATCTAACCATGCTAATTCTAATGCTGATTTAAGATCTGCTTCAACAAATGTTCCTGCTGTTCCATCTGTAGGTGCAACAACTGCGCCACCTGAGAAACCTGGTGTAGTTGCTGTAGATGCTGATGTTGCTTTAACACTGTTGCCTGCGATCCATGATTCAACACCTGCTGATGAGCGTGCTGTTCCTGCGCCACCTGCTGATGATGCTTGGTTACGCACTAATGCGTATTCCATATCACGTTTAAGTTCTTTACCCGCTTTCATTAATTCATAAGCGACTTGACTTTTTCTTCCGTATTTCTTAACCACGTCATATGTGTTAGAAATATTGACTGTCTTACGAGAGATCTGTGTGTAGTTACCTAACACAGTTGTTGATGCTAATGTAGCGTATGTTGCATCGTCACCTTCTAACTGGCGGTTAGCGCCCGCAGGTGCTAATTGGTCCGTCTGCCATTGATGGTAAGTCTGACCTGCCGATGTGCGCTTCGACATTGAAAGTAGAGGTGTTTCCTCTGGGGAAATGTCATAAATGACATTCTGAAAATCTTCTGCTATACCTGCACCGGTATAGACATTGGTTGCTGAAACTGCCATGATTATTTACTCCTTAAATCATATCTTCGATTAATTTAGATGCTAACTCTGTGCTACCTGTTTTGCGTAATTGCTCACGCATTTTTTTAGCACTAGAGGTAACTGTTTTACTTGGGTCTTTAGAACCAGGTTTCACTACTGGTTTAGCACGACTGACCTTTTTCTTTACTACCGAATTTTTAGATTTAAGTTTTCTCCATTGCATAGCATCGTGCAACACTCGAACGTGGCGAGGGTCAATGATTGAGTTAAGTTCAGCATCGGTAAATCCGTAATCATCTCTACCTGTAGAAATAATTTCTTGGGTAGTCTCTGGACTCCAATTAGGTATTTCTTTAGCGAGGACTTCTCTACCTTTTGCTACCTTCTCTGCAACCACTTGTTGCTGTCTTGTCAATGCTTCTTGCCTTTTGGATTCAAACTGTGAAACCAAGTTACTGCGTTGTTGCTGTAACTGATTAAACGTAAAGAATTTCTTCTGTGCTGTTACGAAATCACTATCAGACAATTGTTCCCAGTTCACGTCTTGATACTCGGATAATTGTTGGTCTAGTGCCGTAATTTTCGCTACATCCTGTATTAACTCACTGTTCAGCATAGATTGCTGTTGGAGGTTCTGTTCTTGCAAAAGAATTTGATTCTCTAAAGCATCAAGTTCCTTACGCTTTTCAGCAACTTCCTGAGTTTTCTTGGTGTAGTCAAGTCCTTGTTGCGCTAATGCCACTACTTCGTCAAGAGGTTTCTCGATTTCTTCACCATTGACTTTTAACTTAACAGTTTCTGTAGGTTGTTCCTCATCGGAGTCCTCTTCTTCTACTTCGTCATCAGTCTCTTCGGATTCTTCATCATCGAAAGCATCGTCTGTAGGATCTTCTGAATCATCTACGACTTCTTCTTCTGTATCTTCTACAGTTTCTTCCTCTTCTTCTTGTGGTTCTTCAACAATGTCCTCAAGAGGAGCATCATTTTCAATGTCACCAAGCATCGCTTCCAAACGACTTTGTGGTGACTCCATATTAGGTTGGTCACTCATTGTATTTCCTTTTTAAATTAGGCATTGTGTTGCTAAGTGGGTCTGCCCTTACCCAAATCTATTTAAGATCTTGCACCTGTATTTTTGCCATCTTACCTGTTTGCATAATATCTTTCAGTGCTTTCTCTATTTGAGTCAAAGTTTGTAGAGCAATAACTAATCTGTTGTGTGTTACATCATCACTTAACGGACTGTTTTCCATTGCATCAACAATGTTATTTCTAACTTTATTAAATGCTTCTCTATATACTTCGTTGCTCAGTATCTTATCTGCTTGCTCACCACGCTTTATCTCTTCAAGTGTTTTATCTTTCATTACATACCCATTTGTGCTTTAATGTTGGCAATAGCAAGATCGGTCTCTGCCTTGAGTTGTGCTTTAAATCTTTCCAACTCTGCTTGAGATGCAATCTTCTCACGTTCTATGATTATATCATTTTGTGAACGGAGTTGCTCTTGCTTCATATCAGCATCATTCTTCTGCGCTTCTAGTTGCATATCTGCTTGCGCTTTCATTTGCTCGATCTGTAACTGACCTTGAATCAATTGCTCTTGTGGATTTGGTTGTTGTTGCTGTGGTTGTGGGTTATTAGATGGATCAATCCAAAACTCTTCTGGGTTCTTAAATCCTGCGTTCTGTGTAAGTTTTGCTAACGCATTGTATATTTTACTTGGATCTGTAAGTCCAACTTGTAATGCTTCTTTCTGCATTTGTAGAATGTTGTTTAAGTGCATTAACTGTTGATCTTTGTTTCCTGCACCAAGACCTACTGAAATAGTTAAGTCTTTACGATTTTTCCATGAACGTGGATCAATCTCTACCCATTTGTTTCTAATACGAACGATGTCAGGTTTAGTTAAGTTTTGTCTTACCATCTTATGAACAAGCAAGAATAAATCTTTAACACCTGTTTCTGCAAATGTTCTAGCAACTAATTCTAAACGCTGTTGTGATGCGTTCATGATTTGTTGAACACCGGTAGCAGTTTTATTTAATGAGTTACTATCTAAACCTTGATTGTATGCAGTAATTCCCGTTCTTTTTTCTTTCATGTTATCCATGTATTCAACCATGTTGAAAGATGATGCGGGGAATGGAGCGTGTTGCAATGGCATAATTGAACTACCTGGTTCACCTTGCACTCGAACAACACCGCCTGGTCTTGAGGTTAGCATATCGTCTAGGTTTACTCGATCAGAGATAGCATAACGACCATTGTTAGATAAATACATATTATCTAATTGACCACGAATCAATGTAGATTTAACCATTTGAATGTCTTTAGTTAAGTCTGCATATGAACGACCAATATGTCTGTGTGGCATTAACATTGGTGTAACACAAGCAAATGGAACATGGTCACATTCTTCTTCATAGATAATTGTATTACCAATAACAACATAACGATAACGCTCATCACCCATTCTATAGTATGTGTCTTTAACTAAAATATCTGTTGTATCTACAGCACGATCATATTGCTCTGAGTAAATATCACGAGCATTAGATTCTAATTCAAACGCATCTTGTGTGTCTGCCATGATTTGTTCTACTTCTTCTACATCCATGTCAAACTGTTCTGCTACTTCTTCTGGACACATTAACTCACGATGTTGCACAAATCTTGCTGTGTTTAAATCTGTTCCGCTACAATCTACAGAAACCATGATGCTTTCAGGTGCTACGTTTTTAATTTTAATATGACCTGTTGTTTCGTTAATGCGGATCTTCACATCATGTAACATTGGTTGCTCAAATGCTTGTTGCATTTGCATATCAATTTCAACACCTTTACCATCTAAAGGTTTTACATCTGGACCTTCCGTCATCATCGGAGGAGTTAGTGGCATTGGGGCAACTGATGGATCAGGATAAGCATCGTGTTCTAATATCTCGATGTTGTCATCTGATGCAAGCATATCTAACTGTGCATCTGTTAGACCTTCGTATGACTCTTCATCATAATCATCTTCTTCTTCGTAGTATGCTTTTACATATCCGTTTTTAGAAAGTAGTGCATCTTTAAACCATACATAGAATACTTCAAACCCATTGTTCTTTTCCATAACAACATGGTTTACATAATCTGTTTCTTGGTCTGCTGACTCTTGATCTTCTGGATTCTTTGGTTCAAATCTTACAACTTCGTCTCCACTGACAAAGATTTTTAAAATTTGCGGTAATGCAGATTCGATTGTATCCTGAGTGTCGTAAGATACCACTTGAGAACGACCTTCAACTTCGTTACCCATAGGTTCGCCAAGATAATACTGAATTGCTTGCGCACGCTCTTCAGATAATTGCGAATCGTTAATACCATACGCAATGCTCTCTTCGTTCTCTATCTTAGCAACTATTTCTTCTTGTGTTAATTTCATTAAACGATTCCTAAATTAGAATATTGTATCTCGCTATTATGCCAGGACTCATTGGTCATATCTTGTATAGATACTGCTAAATAACGAAACGCATCAGCACCATGTGAATATTGGTCATGCACTGGTGCGCCTGGTTCATTTGTTGTGGCACTAATACCACGTCTGTAATGCTTAAGACATTCGATTAAACGATGAGCATTTGTGTCAAAGTAGATACGATGAAAGTTCATCCTTGCAACTCTTATACCTGATTCTATATCAAGTCTTGGCACAATGCGAACATCCCAATCATATCTGCGCATAATATCTTCTGCTGAGATACCATGTTTAAAATCTTTTGTTCTACCATCATGAGGTAAATACATCTGACCCCAATTGTATTTCATATCTTTTAGTTGTGCAGAGTAACTGTCTAATGTTCTATGGTCATCTTCAATGTAGTTAATGATACGAATATCAGATACACCTTTTTGCACAAGTATGATCGACATACTATCGTTCCAACCTAAATCCATGACTACATGAACTTTCAGTGATGGGTCATAAGGAACTCTTGTTACCCGCCCTTGTTCTTGTGCTTGTGTTATCTCACTAGCATAGATAGCACCATCAACTGCACTCTTACATTCACCTTCCCATATGTTTCCATAATCAGGGTCATGCTCTTTACTGTATAGTCTTTCTTGCTCAAGAACATCCGGAAAGAATGGATTGTCATTATAATTAATCTTAACAACCTTACTGTTCTCAGGTGGATTAACTACAAATCGTTGGTAAGTATCATCTGTATCTAATGATGGGTTAAATGTTACCCATATCTCTGAACCTGGTTTACGAATCGTAGGGATTAAGATGTCCCATGACTTCTTACTAACTGTTTGCGCTTCCTCGATCCATACTCTGTCAACACCTTCGTATGATTTAATACTTTCTACTGTGTTGTTTGCAAGACCAGTAAAACTAAACTTTGTTCCGTTTCTACCTCGTATCTCGTTTTCCAGGACATCATAGAATGATCCTAGTCCTAACTCTTGTATCTGATCTGATAGTAATTGGTGAACTGACTGCTTAATTGATCGTTGTATTTCCCTTGCACAAAGAATACGCAATGGATTATTTTTCATTGCTCCTTGTATTAGTAATTCTCTAGCAACTCCCCAAGATTTTCCACTACCTCGACCACCGAATAAGATTTTATATCTATATGGTTCAGATAGAAACTTTAGTATTTCAGGAAACTTTGCTTTAATCTTTAGATTTGACATACTCTACTGTAATACCTATTGGAAGATCTGCCCCATCTATTCCTGATAATTCTGTTGTAGATACTGCTTTACCATCTACTCTATCACCAAACTCTTTGATAGCAGAGATGTCGCCATCTTTTGCTTTTGTAATTAATGCCATAGCAATATCATATGCTACCTGTCCTTCAGACTGAACATTAATCCTCTTGATTGTTTCTGCATATAACCTATTGCTTTTACTAGCATTTTGATTGTTTTTAGGAGCGCCTGCACCTTCTCGTTTACCGCCCCATCCAGGTTCTTGTTCTATATTATCATCGTGTTCCATTACAACTCCGTAAAGGTTGGTTGTTAAAAGTTAAGTATACCTCGTAAAAAGAAATCATCTGGCATATTTTCATTCATAAAGTATTCTAATCCTACTTCGCCTGAGTTATTGCCATAAGATATATCTGCGCCAGTAATTGCTTTATCTTTAAAGTTTCCCTTATAGTCTGGAGCATTGACATCTACATTATATCCTTGACCCATTACCCCGCCACTTAATATACCATTATTTACAGGAATGTTTGCTCCTATTCTTCCACCATAAGATGTAACATCCTCATAAGGTGACCAATTAGTTCCTTGTGTAGGGTCTTGTATTACATTTCCACCTCGTGTATCAAAACTGCCCTGCACGTTAGGTGAATCATAATAACCACTTACATCTATAAGTCTTGGTTGTTCATTGCCTGTGGCATATCTTTCAGGATTCATTCTAGCATTAATTTCTGCTAGTCTTTGCTTCCTAAATAATTCTTGTGGATCAATTTGATTGATTTCTGATTCACGATATATATTATTTACAGTATTATTCAATTCAGACTCACGCAATATTTCATCATATTGCCCTTGTCTAATTGCCTGTAATATTTCTTCTGGTGTCATGATCTATCCATCGGTATTAATAAGTTATCTAACTGAAATTCCCATTCTTCTGCGTAATCACAATCTTTGTAATCACTAAAGCATGGTGTTCCTATTGTAAAGTGAACTAACTTAGCATCAGGATTGTATTCGTATTCAGAGACTAACCAATTCCATTCCTTAGGTATTTCACCGACTAAGTCTATAAAGTCATTGTTTAACCACTCGAACCGGTGCAAATGCTTCCCGGAAGCAGTCATAATATATTCAGGTGTTAAAACTCTATTCTTAAAATGCCCGCAGTTCCAATACATAACTGATGACCAGTTCTTTTTAGGATAATCTTCGTTCTTATTACCTAAGTATTTAACTGGATGTTTTGTTTTGTAGTCATGTTTGACTACTGATACTGCTTTTGTCTTATCTATAGTGTTAATTAATTCTGATATATCTTCCCGGCATAACATATCGCCATCAACAAATAAAGCATGACCACTAAAATCACATAAATATGGAACTAAAAAACGAGAATAGATAAAAGCATTAGAACCATCATTATGTGTCTCCATGTAATTATTTAATGTGTTTAAAGCAAGCGGTGTAAAACTTACTGGTATCGTTGCTCGATCTATTACACTTTGGCAGAACACATGATATGCAACTGGTTCTACTTCTCTATCAAATCCTACAAAGATATTTAACATAAAGTTAAGGTGTGCTTGATCCTGTATTTCCTGTTCCTGTGTTATTGCCTGATGGTGTGAATGATATTGGCATATTTAATAAACCACTACCACCTGTTAAAAATCTTCCTGCTCCATACATTGGACCAGTTGGCAAATTACCTAATAAGTTACTTGCAGTTGCAGGAGTGTAAACACTTGACATTGCAGATGGGTTATATCCTGCAATACTTAGTGGCGCTTGTGGTGCAGAATATGGAACATAAGGTGTTTGCGCTCTTTGCAAAGCAGATAAATATGCCATAGATGGTGTATATGTTCTTGAATCTTCTTCACCTTCTTTTATTAATCCTTTTACATCACCACTATATCTTTTAAAGCGTGTATCTGTCCCAATATCTTGAAGATAATAATTACCTGAATTATCTTGTTGCCATACTTGGTTACCGCTTAAATATAAGTTTTGGTCACCAATTTGTGACAATCCTGTGTATTTAGAACTTGGTGTTATTCCTAATAACTTTTGTTGCTCTGCTGATAATGATGGAGCAGATGGTGATAGTCTTGTGTAACTTGGACCTGGATTGTAATTGTAAAAGTAAAAGAATCTGCAAAACTCTACCATTGCAAATCCAAACACTAATCTAAATATGTGATGTAGTTTTATCATAATTCCTTGCTCATTTGTAAACAGGTTGGTTTCATTCCGTATTGTTG